CAGCATATGGCCGGGCCGGCGTTCCATTTATCGCCGGCGAACTCCTTCTTGTGCCAGCCGAGCATGCGCCCCACGCGAAAATCGGCGGCCTCGCAGATCCGCCTGGCGTCCCAGACATGCCGGTCGCCCGGCGTATATACGAGGGTATCGACTTGCAGCATCATCCATATTGACGTGAGCCACCGGATATACTCGGCGGGCGGCATGGAGTCGCAATGCGTGCCATAATTCTTGCCGACGTTGTACGGCGGGTCCGTAATCGCCGCATCGCAATTGCCAACGAACGGCACGATCTCCCGGCAATCCGCAAGCCACAACTCCGCGTTCCCGATGATCTCGCATCGCGGCGTCATCGCGCCCCACCCTGCCCAAGCTGCTCGGCCACCTGCCAGTCGAACAACATGAGGATGGAAAGCTCCGGCGTGAACGCCTCCTTCGGCATCAGCAGCAGGTTGGCCGTGGTGCCGGTGTCGAGATCGCGCGCGTAGGTCACCTCGCCGATCACCCAGGGGTCCGGCGGCGCCAGCTTCAGCTCCGGCAGATCGATCGGGGCGAAGAAGTTGGGCTCCCACAGCCGGCCGCCGGAGTCGCGCCAACTGTCGCAGGTGACGCGCACCGCCTGGCTGCGCCCGCGCCGCCGCGCCGCCTCCCATTGCGCCCGCTTCTCCGCGAACGCCTGCCCGAAGCTCGGCTGCTCGGAGACCACGACCAGCGGGCGGAAGCGCTTCACGCCCTCGTCCCTGGCCGGCGTGAAGTACATCTGGCCGAGGCCCATGTTGTGGAACATGTCGACCGACATCACGGTCGGCAGGTAGAACGAGTACCGCTGGTCGATCGAGAAGGTGACCGAGGCGGCCTGGACGTTCACCCCCTGCGCGAACCCGCTGGCCATGCTGCCGGCGCCGACATTGGCAATGACGAGGTCACCGTTCGGCGCGTCATAGGCCAGCGCACCCACGTAGCGGGCCACCCGCTCGATGATCTCGAACGGGGTCTCGGTCAGGATGATGCTGAACGCCGCACCGGCTCCGCCGCCGTAGGGTGATGGCACCGGGAACGTGTCCCCGGAGAGCGAGCGCACGGTGATGTGGAACGGGTCGGCGAGAGTCTGCGCCAGCGCCACCAGCCCGTTCGGGATGTCCATCGTCATGCCGCGCGTGGTGCCATCCGGCAGCACGCCGGCCGAGCAGTCCACCAGATCCTCGCTCCTGCTGCGCCCCTGGACGCGGACGATGTGCTGGCTCGCGGTCATCGCCGGTTGATACCTATCAACATACCCGGTCAAAACCAGGTCGCCGCCGATGCTGACCTGGCATTCGTCGCCCGGCGTGATGACCACCTCCGAGGCCTGCCCCGGATATCGCTCCGTCGCCGAGATGTCGAAGTCGGCCGGAACGCGCTCGCAACCGCGGGTGACGCGGATCGCGGTCCAGCCGCTCAGGTTCTGGCCGCCGACTTCGATATGAAGCTCGCCGTCATCGGGCATCGCGATCCGCCGAACGCACGCAGCGTCCCGGAAACCGATCAGCATCCTGATGAAGCGTCACGATCCGGCGGTCAATGTCCCTGAGACTGGCATGTAACGAACAACCGACGGCGACCATGAGACCGGAAAGCGAGAAGAATATCAGCATGCCGATCAATGAGTAATTTCGTCTCACTGTTTCAATCACCTTGCTCGCCAGGCCGGGATCGGCTATCGTGGGACCAGCCATGAAACAGGATCCCGAGACATCCCGGCCGGATCCGACTGTTGCCGGCCAATGGGCAGAGGTGGCACCGACGCTCGTTCCGGATGACGCCTCCGACCATCAGCGTCGGGACATGCGGCGCGCGTTCTACTCCGGGGTCATCGCGTATCGTTACCTTATCATGACCGCGATCAAGACCGAGGAAGGGTGTCTGAGGCGCCGGCTCGAAATCTGGGATGCCGAACTCCAGCACTTCATGCTGGAAGTCGATCGCGGCATGGAGATACCACGGGGCAGCGCCTGACGACTCCGCCCCCCACTCCCGCTGGAGTCTCCGCAGGGACAGGCCTGACGACCGCGCGCCCTGCGCCGTTCAACTTGTTCTCGCGTCAAACGCGAGTATAACCTCTCTCGAACGGTTCCGCTGGCGACCATGATTCATAGCCGCCTTCATAGAACACGTAATAGCCGCCTGCCTTCGGCGCGTGCTTGCGCACATAGGCCGCGTCCACCTTGAATGGTGCAAAGCCTGGCTCGGCTGGTGTGATGGTCGCGCTGCCGTCTGTCTCGCGGTCCTCTTCCCGCGCCTTGTCGACATCGAACTCGATTGCAGCGATTTTCAGCGCCCATACCTCTTTATGGCATCGGTAGCGCGGCATCTCGGATCCAACATCTTGGCCATCTTGGGCTCCATGCCAACCAGGAATTGTCCTGGGGGGCACCCTAGCTTATCAAGGCCCTGAATTGCCAGGGCATGAAGGCCGGGTTCGGCGGGTCGACCCGCGCCATCAGGTCATCGGCCCGCCGCGTGTCGCCATAGATCCGGTAGGCCAGCGCCAGCACCGGCAGGGACTGCGGGAAGCTGAAGGTGGTCAGTCGCGGAAGCTGCGCGCCGCGGGTCGTGAGATCGGCCACCACCGCCGCGCGCAGCGCGCGCAGCGCATCGAAGGTGGCGAGGTCGCCGCCATCGGCGGCGGTCTCGGCCTCGGTGTCCATCAGGTCGGCCGCCAGATCCCGCACCGCCAGGGCATCGTCGTAGGAGGTGGGCTGGTAGGCCGCGCAGGCCCGCGCCAGCGAGGTCAGCGCCGCGCGTCGGCACAGCGCCGCCGTCGCCGTGACCGTGGCGGTGATCGCCTTGCCGATCGGCGCCGTGCTCGAGGGCGACGTGGCCGTGAAGGCGGCGAGCGATGACAGCACCCGGATGGCATCGCCCGGCGCGCTGTAGGCGGCGCGCACTGCCTCCGCCAGCGCACCCAGAGCGGATGCCAGGGCATCGGTTTCGGTGGTCACAAGCCCGCCGCCGCCTGGATCGCGCTCTGCTGCGCCGTCAACACGTTCTGCGAGGCGTCCACCTGCTGGGAGATCATGGCATTGATGGCGTCGCTGGTGCGCCCGCTCATGCTCTGGTTCTGGTTGATCTGGATGGTCGGGCTCGCCGTGAGCCCGGTGGCATTGTAGCGGCCGAAATAGCTGTCCCCGCCGACCACGCCGCCGATGCCGGCGCAGGCGTTCACCCCGGAGGAGCCGTCGTTGACCTTGGAGACCGCCTGTTTCGAGAAGTCGGTCACCGTGCCCTTGGCCGCCGTGGTGACATCCGGACCGGCCTCGATCGGCGCCGAGACATCATCGCTGTAGTCGGAGACGATCGCGGAGTCGGCCTCGAACGCCGCCTGGTCCACCTCGTCCTGGGTATCGACCGTGGTGCCGGGAAATAGAGGCTGGTCCTGGCCGGACTCGATGAAGCTGAACTCGATCTCGACCACGCGGCCGAGATCCCACCGCTCGCCGGCCGAGAACGCGGTCAGGTTGCAGCTCAGCGAGCCGAGCGAGGGATGGACCAGGTCGCCGGGACCGGGCGTCTCGGCCGCCGCGAGCATTTCGTCGCGCTGATCGAAGACATCGTCGCCGATCAGGAAGCCGTTGAAGTTGACGACCCGCGTGCCCTTGCCGAGGTCCTCGACCCAGACATCGTCCTTGAACGGATACTCGTGGACCGCGACGCGCCGGCCCCAGTGGACCTGCGAGGAGCGCACCGCGAAGGGAACGCCGCGCCAGGACGCCGGCTGGAGGGCATCAGCCCAGGCGCCGAGGCCGCTGGCGGAGTCGCTCATGGACAGGTTTCCGGCGGGTGACTATGCTGACAGCTTACCGGCACGGAGAGGAGCGCATGCCAGACGAACCGGAGCCCTCCAGGTTCCCGCCGGACGAGGAGGACCGGGAGTTCCCGCCGGGCTCCAACTCCACCTTCTGCCAGTCCTGGCTTCGCGCGACCCCGGCGGAGCAGGTGCTCGCCATCGCACTTTGCGAGGCGCTGCGTGTCGACGATCCGGATGCTTTCTTCAGGGGCCGGCCGCCCAAGGGCTATGTCACCGTGGATGGACGCTACAACCTGGTTCGCGTCGCCAGCCGGATCATCGCTTTCCTGCACCTGCTCGGGGTCGTCGCCGAGCGGGAACGGGAGAGCGCCTAGAATCCCTGCCAGACCATGGCATCCTCGATCCGCGGCGGCCCCTGGAACAGCTCGCCGCCGCTGGTCGCGGTCACCGTCGTGCCCGGCGGCTTGTTGGCAAAGCGCACCGTGACGTTGGCGCTGCCGCGCACCGTCTGCTCGCGAGTGGCCTGCGGCTGCGCCGCGGGCTGCGGTGTCGCGGCGCCGCCGCGGATGGTCACCGCCTGGCCGGCGGCAGCGGGAGGAGCCAGCACGGGAGCGCCGGCCGGGGCCGGCTGCGTTACCGCCGCTTCGGCTCCGGCCGGCTGCTGCTGCGCCGTGGCGCCGATCGCGCGGTCGAGATAGTCCCGCACGTCGCTCGTCACGCCGGCCTCGGGCTGCGGGGCCAGGGCGCCGGAGATGAGCGTGTCGAGCCAGTCCTGCACGACGCCGCGGCGCCGGGTCTCGGCCTGCGGCTGCGGCGGCTGTGCGGGCTGAGCGGGCTGCGGCAAAACCCCCGGGGTGGGTTGTGCCGGCTGGGCGGGTTGCGCAGCCTGTGTCGGCAAGCCATGGAGGGCGCTGCGCACCGAGTCCATCACGGTGCCGGACGTTTCTGCCGTCTTCCGGTCGAGCTGTGCCGCCCATTGCGGCGCCAGCGCCGCAATGCCGCCCCGATCCTGCGCCGTTGCAAGCTGACGCGCGATGGCCGCCGCGGGATCCAGAAGCTCGGTCTGCGCCGAGGCGCCGAAGTCGTGCATGGCGGCGCCGATGTCATCCATCTGCCGCCGGTTCTGCGCGCGGATCGCCTCGGCCTGGTCGGCCGGCGCGGGCTGGAACGTCGGACCTGCCGGCGCCTCGGCCGCAGGAATGGCGGCGGCGCCGGTCTGCGGCATCGCGCGGATCCGTGCCAGCCACTGCTCCGCATAGGGCAGGCGCACGGCGGCGTTGAGGGCCTTGTCCTTCGGCCGTTCGTAGTCGACCACCACCGCACGGTTGGCCGCCTCGAGGTTGTCGCGCGCCGCCTCCAGCGCCCGGTTGGCGGCGGTCTCGGTGTGCGTCAGCTCCCACTGCGTGTACTGCGCCTGCTCGAGCGGGGTGGCCTCGGTGACATCGTGGCCGAACATCCGCGGCGAGCGGAACAGCTCGCGGCGCTCGCCGCGCCACTGCGCGAGACCGCCAGAGGCGCCGAGATCGCCCTCCGCACCGAGATCGAATCCGCTCTCGCCCTGGTAGCTGGCAAGGATCGCCGCGATCTGCTCGTCGCTCCGCCCGACCGAGCGGAAGAAGTTGACGATCTGCCCGATATCCTGCGGCGTGGCGGGCCGCTTCTTCTGCTGCTGCTGGCCACCGCCGAACAGGCCGCTGACCCAGCCGCGCACGCGCGCCCCGATGTCGGTGCCGAACCACCGCTCCGCAAAGCCTGGACCGCCGCCGGGCGGCTGGTTGACGGGGGAGTTCGGAAACTGGCTTTCCAGCGCCTTCGGCATGCCGCGCCAGAACGGCGACTCCGGTCCCCATTGTTCCGGCCTGGTCACCGGCGGGTTCTGGAAGTCCTTCCACGCCTGGATCGCCGCCGTCAGCGCGCCGATCCAGCCGGGGATCGGAATGCCGCCGAGCTTGCGGAACTCGGTGCCGACCCCGATGATGGTCGAGGTCAGCGTCACGAACGGCGTGATCATGCTGATCGCGAAGCGCGCCGCCATGAACGCGAACAGACCCTCGAGGATCGGCTGCCAGCCGCCGAGCGCCTTGGCCACGGCATTGGCCTGACTGCCGAACGCGGCGAGGTTGTTGCCGACGGCCTTCCAGTCGACCGCACCGAGATAGTTGCCGAGGCGCTGCACGAGGTCGGCCAGCGCGGCGACGAAGTCCTTGACCGCCTGGCTTTTGGAGATCCAGTCCGCGAACTGGTTGATCAGCGGCGTGAGAACCGGCGCCAGCTTCTCGCCGATGCGCAGGGCGAGCCCCTGGACCGCGAGGTCGAGGCCGACCGTCGCCTGGCGCATCTTCTCGAACTGCTCGACGCCGCCCGGCGTCACCTGGCCGAAGCCCCGCGCCCGGGCCAGCAGCTCATCAAGCCTCTGCGCGCCGCCGCGGAACACCGGCGCCAGACCCTCGCCGAGGCCGAGGGTGTTCAGCACCCGCGCCTGGACCGTGGGGTCGCCGATCGCCTTGATGCGGTCCGCGATCTGCGGCAGCACTTCGCTGAAGTCGCGCGCATGCATCGCATCGCGCTTCCAGTTGATCCCGAGCTGGTTCATCATCGTGATGAAAGCCGGGTCGCCGCGCTGGCTGAAGGCGTTGGTCAGGTTGTCGCGGAACGACTGGAGTCCGGCCGTCATCTGCTCGGTCGAGGCGCCCGCCAGCCGCGCCGCACCCTGGTACGCCTGCAACTGCTGCGGCGTGGTGCCGATGCGCTGGCTGGCGAACATGAGCTGCGTGGCGAAGCGGCTCATGTCGGTGGTCAGCCGCATGATCCCCGCCGCCGTGGTGGCGCTGGTCAGCACGCCCAGCGCCGGCAGCAGCCGCCCGAGGCTGTGGAAGGCATCGACGCCGGCCCGCGCGACGTTGTCGAGCCCTCGTCCCAGCCGGCGCACGGCGGTCTCGTCGCCCATCTTGTCGATGGCCCGCTGCGCGTCGCGCGCCGGCTTCTGCATGGACGAGATCTTCTTGTTGATCTCCTCTATCTGTTTTGATGCCCGATCGACCGCTTCGATGACGACAGCGAAGCCCTGGGGACCGCCGCCGCTACCGGACATTTCTCGCGGCCTCCGCCTCGCGCCGGACCATCTCTTCCGCCTGCTTGGCCCACCACACCATCTCGGAGCCGCTCAGCCCCCACACGGCGTCAGGCGGCCAGTGGTAGAAGCGGGCCAGTTGCGCGCCTAGTTCTCGCCAATTTCCGGGCCAGGCACGGTAAAACCCTCGAGGTAGTTCGCCGCCCGCAGCAGCACCGAGATCGGCAGCGCCTCGGCCACCGGGACCGGAACGCCGGCCACCAGCGAGACCAGCCAGATCTTGCGGTTGGTCAGGGTCGCCAGGGTCACCCGCCCGTCGCCACCCATGTTCTGCTCGGCGCGGCGCATCTCGGCCGCCTTCGGCTCGCGCAGGTTCAGCTCGGAAAAGGTCTGGCCCTTGAACTCGACCGGCGGGTTGATCTCGATCGTCAGCGTCTCGGGGAGGTCCATGACTAGTACGGCGCCTCGACCACGCTATCGGACTCGAAGCGGATGGTGAAAACCCCGTCCTGGGTGTTCACGCCGATCTCGCCGGTCTGCCACATGGAACTTCCGTACACGGTCTTGCCGTTGGCGAGTTGCGCGACCAGCGTGGCGTCCGTCATGCCGTTGAGCGAGTAGACCGTCGCATCGGAGCGGTCCCGCATGCGCCCGGACATGTACGCCTGGTTGGGCATCTCGCTGTAGCCTTCCACGCGAGACTGCCCCTTCATGGTTTCCCGCGTGACCGTGACCGGGCTGTATTCCCAGTCGCCGACGACATCCCAGGTGTCGCCGTTGATGGTCAGCGAGATGATACCCGCAATCCGGCGCGAGGTGCTGCCGCTCATACTCCACTCCGTTCAGCGGACATGAAAACGCCGCCCGGAGGCGGCGTCGGATCCCGGACTGCTTCCGGCTTCGGCCCGCGTCAGGGCCGCGTGAACTGCACGTTCATGGCGATGTCATAGAGCTGGTTTGCCAGCATGACCGGCAGCAGCAGCTTCACCTCGCCGTTCCCCGCGTTCTGCGCCTGCACCTGCTGCTGGAACACCGTCGGGTTCTGCACGATGCCGATGTTCGATTGCCGCACGTAGTCGGCGATCACCGTGTACTTGATCGTCTGGCTGGTCACCATCGCCTGGCCGACCGGAATGCGCGAGCCGTCCACCACCAGCTTCACCCGCTGGAACTGCGTTTGCAGCGTCTGCTTGAGGCCGCGGATATAGGCCATCAGGCAGAACGGCACGTTGACATCGAGGTACGAATTGTCGCGCGATCCGACCGCATTGTACTGGTAGGTGGTGATCGCCCGCTCGACCATCACCTGCCCGGAGGCATCCGCCACGAACGTGGTCAGCCCGTCATAGAGGAGCGAGGCGCGCTCATTGAAGGTGTCGCGGTCCGCGACATGCGGCGCCACCACGTTCATCTTCATGCCGCCGCCCAGACCGCCCACCGGCAGCGCCGGATCGGCGCGCAGGGTGATGCAGCTCGCGGCGCCGAAATCCACCGCCCAGTAGATCGGCGGCGAGGGCGAATTGTAGTACGAGATGACCGACTCGTGCTGGTTGTTCCGGCCGCTGCCGTAGGTGGTCCGCGTGCCGAACGTGCCCTGCACCGCCGTGAAGTGGTGGCCGAACAGTCCGCTCGCCCAGTTCCACCGGCCGGCCTGGTCGCCGAGGAACGACTGCACCGCGTTCATGCTGGTGGTGTCGGTGTAGGGCGAGATGATGAAATCGTAGGGCTGGTCGGCCAGGTTCGGCAGGAAGTTGGCGATCGTCGGATCGGTCGCGCCGCCGGTGAAGGCGGTGATGGTCGGCACCGTCAGGCCGGGGATGTTGATCTGCCCGGCTGGCGCGAGATCGCCGCCGGAGATGCCGAGATAGCTCAGCATGACGGTGAAGCTGTTGGCGACCGTGCCCTTGTTGCGCGCGGTCAGGGTGACCACGCCGGTCGCCGCCGTCGCCGTGACCTCCATCGGATTGGCGCCCGGCGAGGACCAGGTGTTGATCGCACTCGCCGTGCTCGCCCCGATCACCGTGGCGGTGTCGCCGGTGTTGACCGGGACCGCGACCCGGTTGCCGTTGACATAGAGGTAGATCGTGCCCGGCCCGGTGGCCGGACCGCCCGTGAAGGTGATGGTCGCACTCGCTGCCGTCGCGGAACCCGCATCGGCCAGCGGCAGGCACCACAGCTCGCCGGTCGGGTCCATCGCGCGATACCGCTCGACCATCACGCTCAGCATCGAGCCGGCGCCGAAGCTGGTCTGCGCGTCGCCGAGCCCGGCACTGATCACCGGGAAGCCCGGATTGGCGGTGCCGCCGCCGACGCCCGAGAGCATCTGCCCGACCAGCAGCGCGCGCTGGTTCGGCAACCCCGTGTTGGCCTTGGACGCATCGACGACCGCCCAGACGCCCGGCACCCGGTTGCTGTCGGGATAGTTGGGGATCGTAATGGAACCGGACATGCCGTTTCACCCGCAACAAAAAAGCGGCACCCGGCCGCCTGCGAAGCCTGGAACTCCCGGGGGCCGCCTAGCCGCCCTTGTGCGGCCAGCCGGGCGGTGCGCTCGGCGGCCCGCCCCGGCCCTGGCCGGCGTGCGCGTCGTCGAGGCTCTGCGGCGGCGGCTGGGTGTAGAGGCCGGTCGCTCGCGCCGGCGGCAGCCAGGCCGGCGGCGCGCTGCCCCGATGCAGGTCA